TCTACCCAATTCATATCCAGATCATGCTCATAGAATAATCTAAATTTAATATCCAAGTAATTCTCCAAAGATATCTGAAATAACGAAAAGAGATCTGAGCCCTGAGGGAAAGGCAATGTCCGCAGTGACCTCCTTACCACAAACCGGACAAACTTGTTTTACATCAATCTCCGTACCAATCCTTATCTTCTCAGAAAGTCCGAAATATAAACTATATTCCTCCTTGGTCCAATAATCGGCTTCCCTCATTTTCATAAGAATTCTTTCATTGTTCAATCCTCTCCACTCCTTAAGAATAAATGGAGCGATCTTTAAGAAGCCCCCATCAATATCAATATTTTTTGACGAGCAATAAATAATAAAATCACTGATAGCTCTGTTTATACCTATCGTAGGAACAGTCATTTCTATGGTTTTACTAATTTTTTTGACATCAAAAGTAAAACTTCTAGTTGCGGGATTATAGTAACTAAGAATTTTTGGATCCAATGAATATGATCTTAATGAACCAGTTCTTAATTCAATTCCATCGTTAAACGGACATTCCGACTTACCCTCACATTTAATCCTAGGAATTAGTATTATGGAATTTTCCCCACTTATGAATGTTAGATCCCTTATAGCCATAACTGCAAAGAATCTATCCTCTTGGACAAGATCTTTAAAAGAAACTACACCTTCACCAGGAAAATCCATTCTCAGACATCTGTCTATAACATACCCAAGTTTTTCTTCTATATCCAATCTATCGTCCTCGTCAATGGTAGAAAAATGTCTTATCTCCTTAACATCCGCTGCTCTGATTGCTATTTTTGTTCCGTTTGGATAAAATAATCCCTTAGATGGTAATAATTCAGCGGGGAGATTTTTCCATCCGATGTCAAATGATGGAGAATCTGAATATGACTGTGCTTTACCAAAAGATGTGATTGGTTCAGGTTTGGGTTTACCGTCGTTTATATTTCCGAGATTTACGGAGGTTTCCGCCTTTGGTGAAATATGTTGCACTGGTTCAGTCGATTCGGATTCTTTCTGCTCGTTACTAATTTTTATTTCCTGCTCTATGACAGGTCCGTTAGAAACAGAGGTTTCGTCATCAATCGGATCGTCATATACAATTCCACTTTGTTCTTCTCTCATCTTTAATATCTCTTCTGGTGATATATCTATACTCATAAAAAGTTAATTTTTATTCTATATAACACACAACAAAAAAAAAGGTCAAAATCTGACCTTTTTTTTAATATCACTATAATTTTACATAAATAGATCTTCCCAGTAATCACAAACCCAAGAGGTCCTTACTGTATAAATAGCTGGAGTCTCATAATCAAGATCCATAGCATTTATAGGTTCACTTATAAAGCATGAGGGTATTCTTATTCTTCTGAAGACGTCACCCTGTTTATTAAATATTGAAATAAGTATAGAACCAACATAGTCGTTCTTAAGACCCATTGCTCCCGTTAATGGATTATAAATTAAATCAGACCATTGTCTAAGTATTTTATAAAGTTCCATAGAATTCGAATTATTAAGGTTCACCTCAAATTCCATAGAAAGGTTCATATCACTGGTTTGTGGTTCACCACCAGCATATCTTCTAGTAGCAAATTTATAGTTCTGATTCACCGTTTGAGCAGGTGCTATATCAACAGCTAAACCAGTTATAGATTTAACTTGTTGAGTTAATATACTTTCACCCTTAAAAGTTGTACTAGCACCAACTATAGCGGAAGGTGGACTTATCAGTACTTCAAACTGGTTAAGAAATACAGGCTCAAAATTATTTATACCTGCAAGCGAATTTGTAAAATGTGGTAATCCTGCCATTTATGTTTTTTATTTTATAGGAATAGATCGTCCCAATAATCAACAGCAAAAACCATGTCGTCTATTTTATATAGGTCCGTACTTGTATAGTTTAGATTCATTGGAGAAATTGGTTTAGTAGGAAACGTATCCTTGCATGTTATTCTTCTATAAACATCACCAGCTTTATTAAACACCGAAATAACTATCGATCCCGTATAATCATTTTTAAGACCCATCGCTCCAGTTAATGGATTATAGATTGTATCTGACCATTGTCTTAAAGTTTTAAACACATACATGGAATTAGCGTCATTTAAGTTGACACTGAATGTAATACTAAGATCCATATAGGTATTCTCCGGTTTTGAACCAGCATAATTCCTTTTAGCGAATTTATATTTTTGTTGAACTGTTCCAGGGTTCTTGTCCAATGAAAGTCCATTAACCTTACTGACGTGTTGTAGCAATATACTTCCTCCTGCTATAGCAGCTGGAGGTATTATAGTTACCTCAAATTGGTTCAAATAAACAGGTTCATACTTGTTTATTGAAGATATTGAATTTTGATAATGTGATAGTCCTGCCATAATTACTTATATTTATCTTAGATATCTAAAAAATAGAAATTTATACGAATTGTGTAAATCCACCAGCGGCTATTCCGCCTGTTCTAGTAACTGTAATTCTATTTATGAATTTTTGTATACCTCTAGCCGGTTCGATTATAATATCTATTATACCCATATTCATATCTATAATAGCTGGTGTATTGTTAGATGAATCCATTATTGTCTGATAAACATATATTCCGCCACCTGATCTAACACCATCAAGGTAATTATCAACAAGTGTTTTAATTTCCAATCTTATCGAATCCTCATTGAAATCGAAAAGATAATTTGCAAGTATTTCCTGGACGTCACTTTCTATACTAATTAATAGATCCCTAACATGAACTAAGTTAAATGCAGAATTTACTTGTTGGTAAGCCGTTTGGTTACCAAATATAACCACACCGACTCCTTTTCTTTTTAATATAGGATTAATACCGAATGGTTCGAGATTTCCTCTATCCTCATCGGTAAAATCATACTCAACACCAACTATATTACCACCGCTGAGTATACCTCTTTTTTGTCCAGCAATAATAGCATAAGGCTCACCATTTGCAAATTTTCTAATGAAATTATTAGATACGTAAGCTGCAGGTGGAACGTTAATATTTTTATTACCATTTCTTATAACTATATAAGGTGAGTAGAATGCACAGAATTTAGATCCATCCTCCTCGCTAGGTAAAGTAAATGTGTAACTAGGATTACGTGATAAGTTACCACCATCAACTATATACGATGTATTCAACGGAGGATAGGGAATAGCAGCAGTAGGGGAATCAGTAAATGATGGATCCGTACTAGCTCTAAATTGAGCCATGGATGGCGCATTTATAATAGCTAGAGCTTGCTGTCTCATTTTTGCAAGTCTACTGAATTGATATTTAGATTCTGGGCCTATTATACCACTGAATGTATCAACGATATATCTAAATGAAATAACATCTTTAGAAGCGAGTGTCTTAGCAATATTCGTATTATATAGAACATCAAGTAGCTCATTTAATCTTGCATCAGTACCATTTGGTCTATGTCTTTCTTTCATAGTAAACCCCTTAAGATAAGTAAAATCAAAGGATGTTGTGAATTGAGGTATAGATTTGAATTTTTGTACTCTAAGTGCTCCGCCATCAGCAGAATAATATAAAACTGGTCTTGCTGTAACTACTTTTAATATGTTCTGAGTTGCTGTTTGTGAAACGGATTTAACCTTAGTAAGTCTGTTTTGTCTATTACCGCTAGCAGGTTCACATATATCAAGATCCGTAGAAACTACTGAATCCCCTACAGATAAAGGGGAAACCCCGTTAGCCACGTTTATAGTAAATGTTGTAACATCTATCTTGGAGCAACCGACAAATTGATTTATTGAGCCTATTTGTGATATTATATCCAGATTTTGTGCACCTACAGGTAAACCTATATTGTCAGATGCATATGATGCACCAAATGCTGCAATATTGAGTACTGTATTGTTATTCAGTGTAGCCTGTTGCGAGTAAGCTCTAGCATACGTAAGATTAAATTGATCTCTATCGATAGTATTTTGAAATCCGAGATATTGTTGATTTGGAGTTCCGGTAGCTGTAACCCATATAGAATCACCATCCGTTATCTCCACATATTTATGATTTTGATAGAATGTGGATGCATTATAAGAAACTACGGAATTGGTGTATCCGCTAGGTGCATTTGGTCCAGTACCTCCATCTGGGGTAGCTAAACTTATTATGTCAAAATAATCAGAATTACCAAATTGGTAAGATGACGTGTAAAAAGGTTTATTACTTCCCGATGCACCAGTATTATATGATGTAAGGTCATACGTAGGTTTAACAGTAATACCTTGTGATCTATATTGTGCGGTATCCAACGGGTGTGTCCAGAATATACGAAGTTGCCCGCTAACATCCTTAGTTCCAGTAACTTTAAGTTTAACCACATCAGCCTCGTTGAATTGACTTATTAATGCTCCGGTTAATCCGGCTATTCCCTGAACAATACCAAGTATAAATTTCTCATCATTCGAGGAAGAAACATTAAGAAAAGATTTAAGTGCAGCAATTTGTGCAGCATTTTGTAATGTACCTGCAGTTGTGCCAGTTGACGATTGGGTTTGTAAATAATGGGTAGTACCGTCAAAAGCAGTAGCATCATAAGGAACAAATGATCCCTGATATACACCAGCGGTTGAACCAGTTATTGTAAATAATGTACCAACCTTAGCACCAGATGTATATCCAGTGATACCTGCAG